GAACCTTCACGTAAGGTTACTGTAAATCTACTTGAATCTATACCCAAATCAGTAGCATAACGTGATTTAAGAACATTTATTAAACTTGTTTGTTCTGCCCCACTTAAATCGCTCAAATTCACATTTGCAATTGTCACAGTAAATTCATAATCAACATTTTCTTGTGTAGATACAATTGTAGTCGAAGCACTAATATCATCTGCATCAATACTTACACCAGCTATAGAATTAAGTTCTGTAACAACTTCGTTTTTCAAAGTTGTAGATGCTGATGCCGTTTCTACATTACTTGTTGATACATCTGATGAATTTGAGGACAAACTTGAATTATAATATATCGCAAATTGACCAGCATTTGTTCCACCTGTATCAACTAATGCTGAACCTATTATTAAATAATCACCATTTTTACTCAATTGACCACTTGAACCAAATCCATCTCCAGCAGAAACTGAACCCAAAGAACTATCCAATGTACTCCCAACTTGAGTCCAATTACTACTTCCATCCCATTGATATACATTTACAGTATTATCAGTCGAATGTCCTACTGCAAGAACATCACCATCATCATTTAAACTAACAAAACGGTTATTTTCATTAGCTAAATCAGTATTTATAGAGAATTTACCGCGATCTGTATTACCACTGTCCCATACACTGTTTGAACCCATCAAGTCCCATTGACTAGTTCCAGTATTATATTCATATACCTTTGCATACCCACCTTCTCTTGTTGTAATTGCGACTCTTGACCCGGTTTTATTTAATTCAAGTCTATAACCAAACTTATCATTTGCAGAATCACCATTTAAATCTTGCCCTAATTGCTCCCATTTATCGGTTCCAGAATTATATTCATATATTCGAACCATACCAGAATTTGAACCACCATCATCTTCATTTGCTATTCCAACGGCTATACGAGTTCCCGTATAATTTATATCAACCGACGAACCAAATAAATCTCCTGTACCAGTTCCCACAAGAGAAATCCCATTGGGTGCGGTTATCCCACCAGAGGTAGCGTTTGTACTTGCATTACCTATTAATACCCAATAAGATTTGCCTCCTGTTTGAGTCCCGTCACCATCCTTAAATACTAAATTAGGTGTAGCACTCCATTCCGATTCACTTGGTATCTTATAAGTGTAAGTAAATGCAGCACCAGAATTACTACCTTCCACATCACTATACCTCGCTCCAATTACTATAGTATTACCATCACCAGTTATACCAACCGTTTCACCAAAACGATCAACTGTTAAACTATCACCATTTACATCTTCCAAAAGAGGCAAAGTTGTTAAAAATGAAGGACCATAATCGTCCCATACACTTGTTACAGAATTATATTTTTTTATCATTACACATCCTTCTCTGTCATTTCCATTTATTTGCGATGTTCCTCTATCATGTAAAGTATGACCGCTTACAAAAATAGTCCCGTCACCATTCATATCTACATCTTGTGCAGTACACTCATGATTACTCCCAACTGAATCTTGCGGGCCACGCAATTCATCCCCATAAGCTGACCAACTTCCTCCAGAATACTGAAAAGCAAACACACGACCTCTACCTCTTGTTCCTCGATTTTCCCAAGCAGTCACTACTACTTTATCACCATCGTCATTTATAGAAGATGAAAATCCTAAATATGCTTCCGCTGCTAAATTTGCTGTAAGATCTGTATCATTTATTACACTTCCTAATAATGAATAACTCATTTTAATTTATTTAATTTATTTAATTTATTTTATTTATTTAATTTATTTAATTTATGTATATTAAATATATTATATTTTTCGTCACCTAAATTAAATTAAATTAAATTAAATTTAATTTATAAATGCTTCATATACGTATTCCCAATTTATCACATTAAAAAATGCACGAATATAACCGTTTCTCTTATTTTGATATTTCAAATAATAAGCATGTTCCCATACATCCAGTCCTAACAAAGGTATACCGTGTTCAATATCTTTATTTTTTTTCATTAAAGGGTTATCTTGATTTCTCGTAGTTACGATTTTTAATTTACCAGTTCGAGTTTTTATTAACCAACACCACCCACTTCCAAATACACTAAGTGCCATTGATTCAAAGGCTTTATAAAATCCTTCCATACTTCCATATTCCGAATCACATATTGCCTTCTTAATTTTCGGATAATTTTCTATATGTCTATTTTTCTTGTCATTCGTCATACATCTCCAGAAAAACTGATGATTATAATGACCACCGCCGTTATTCCGTAAGGTATCATTTTTAGGTGGAATTTTAGCTTGCAATTCTTCAATGGACAATGGAGTTTTAGATTTAGATGCTCGCATAGCTTTATTTAATTTGTCAATGTAACCTTGATGATGCTTTCTATGATGAATCATCATAGTCTTTCTATCTATATGAGGTTCTAATCCATTGTAAGGATATTCTAATTTTGGTAAATGGAACATAAATGTTTGTAATAAACTTTTAAACGTTTCTTTATATGATATAAAATATAAAATATAAAATATAAAATATAAAATATAAAATATAAAATCTAGCCTTTTGTAAAGTTTCGTTTCAAAAGTGCATTTAGTTAGAGTATGCTAATCCACCCATACCACTAATTACTCTAAAAATATTATAATTTAAAGCATATATATTTTGTATTGTAACTGCTGAACTAAAATCTAATGTTGATTGATCTATTCTTGAAAAATTACAAGTCCCAGTTGGTTGATATTCCTCTGGTTCTAGAGCAAATGAATAACAATTTATATTTCTTATCATAGAAGAAGTCCGGGCTCTTTGTAACACAATTCCGTCCTCCTTTACGACTTCTAATTGTAATGTATCATTATTATGAGGAACATCCATTACACCTGTATTTCTTGCAGTGAAAACCATCGAAAATGAATAACGTATACCAGTATCAGCGTCAACCGTTACATTTACTGCCTCTCTTTCTATAATTCGAACCACTGTTGTATGATCCGTGTGGTCACCATCATATATTATTAGTTTATCCCCCACATCTACAAGCATACCATCTACATCATTTCTAAATAAAATAGTTCCGCTTAATCCATCAGCATCTATTGCTATTTTACATTTCGTATTATCCGTAATATCGGTTGCAGTTATTTGTTGAACTGTCGCGGTTAATGTAACTGGTCTATTTAGTCCAACTGGCAAATTCTGTCTTGGTATAGAAGTATGATAATCATATGGTTGATGAATTTGAAAATATTCCTTTTTCTGTGCCTTAAATCGGTCTCTTCCATTTAACTTTATTGTTGCCGATTCTGTTGTAATTGAATTTTCACTTGTCCAGAAAAGTTCTTTAACTGGATGATTAAATGCAAATTTATAAGACAATTTAGAAGTTCCTTCTTCTTTATATTGAACTTGTTCTATTAAATATTCATGTGGCATCTGTGCAAATCGACGTCTCTCATCTGTATCTAAATAAACATATTCACACCATAATTTTATTTCAGCAGCAGCACCTACGTCTGTACTTGTTCCCCAATCAAATACTAATTTAACTTCATGATATTGGAGAGATACAAGTGGTAAAGCAAGACCAGCATTACGACAAAACCAAAATAAAAGAGGAACGTGAACTTCATTTACACCAGTTGTTCCACTTGAACCTATACAACCTTGTAATGATTTTAATCCAACTGATTTTGTTTCCGGACAAGTTAATTCATTCCAAATTTGCATCCATTCGCAAGTATGCTCATCGATTTTTTCACCACCAATTAACACACGAACTTTATTTATTATTTTATCTCCCATTATAATCCCAGCAGTATCAGATGATATATATACTTTTCTCAATAAATCACCGTTTCTTGCTATAATTGCTTCGCCTGATTTAGCAGAACTTTCCAAAGTAGAAGTACCATGAATAAATTGTTCTATTACTTCTGTTGAGAAATTGGTATGTCTTCTATACACTATTTTCCAAAATGTTATTTGAGGATTTCCCGTAATATACACATCTTGAGCACCATTTGCTACTAATTGTAATAATCCTCCACCCATTTTAATAAATATATTTATTTTATAATAAAATAGATTATAATAAATAATAAATAATATATTACTTTATTTCCATATACTTGGTTTCTTTTTATTTTTCCAATATTTCTCTGCTTTCTTTTCCATTTTTAATAATCTTTCATAATAATCAGGAAATTCATCTAAATGTGCTAACGCTATTTTCAATGTTTTCATTAAATCATCATCTGTTACATTTGTTTTCAACATTACAAGTCCGTGTTCCATTTCTATTTTTACACCCATTTTTAATGTATCAATAGATACAACATCTAAATTAACACCTAATTTATCTGCTAATTTCTTTATTTTAGTCTTTGATAAGCGCATATCTAAATTTTTAACAAAAGTTTATCAAAAGTTACAACAAAAATATATAATAAAAATAGATAAAATAAAAAACTTTTGATAATACTTTTCTTAAAAAGTGTATTCACAGCATTGATTTCATTAGTGTTATTTCTCTTTCTTGAGTATCTATTATTTCCTTTGCTAATTTCTTTATTTTCGGATCTTGAGTTCTTGAGTGAATTATATTCGAAGTAGTTAAAGCAGTCGAATGATGACTTATCATACGTCTTAACCATTGTTTATCACCTATTAAAAATTGATTTCTCAATAAAAAGAATGTGATACTTACAGATAATACTACCCCAATTGAAAAAACTTTAATATCAAAATGTCCCATTGACAAATAATGAACTATTTCATGTGCCCATATCATATTAGAAGCCATTAGTAATCCGCCATAAAATAGAGTCTGTGAAAAATATAAATCATTGAATCTATATGCTAATACATTCATAGGATTAAATAACATTCCAAATATAACCATTACTATAAACATTATTATGTGATATTTCAAACCTTTCATAATAAACTTTGAAATTATATAAATTTATATAAAATATATGATAAAAAACATTTGATAATACTTTTTAAAAGTTCATTTAGTTACTGTATGCAAGACCACCCATACCACTCATGATACGAAGGACGTTGTAGTTAAGAGCGTAGATTGCTTCAACTTGTTGAGCAGCACTTAATTCGAGTGTAGCAGTGTCGATTCTGGAGAAGTTGCATGTTCCAGATGGTTGGTGTTCTTCTGGTTCCAAAGCGAAAGAGTACATGTTAATCTTGCGAGTCATGGAAGAAGTTCTGCAAAGTGCGTTTCTTTGACGTGCAATAATTACAATTCTGCAACTATCAGCAGCAGCAGGATTTGCTGGGGTTATGTCACGATCAAATGTTAAGTATTCTTCGTCAACAGCTGTATAAGCAATAGAAGTTACTCTTGCTACAGTTGATGTCACACCTCCATTTATTGCTACAGCAGCACCTTCCATTAAACTTGAATCAACAAACGTAATTTCGACTAAATCTCCAACTTTAACAATTTTATTGCTTTCGCTTGGAGTAGTTCCAGCTACGACACTATCGTTAAAAATACCAAGTTTATTGTTTTCTCCATCAACAGAACCTACTTTTCCAGCTGTTAAGGCAACACTACCGTGTCCGTCTGCGGCGTATGCACCAGCTACAATATTATCACCTGCTGCTGTGTATGCGACTTCTAATGGCGTAGCAAGCAATTCTGGAGTTTGGACAACTGGTAAATTTTGTCTTGGGACAGCGGTGTGGCAGCACATTGGTTGTTGAAGACGGAAGTATTCTTTTTCTCTTGCGGCGAATCTGTCGTGTCCGTTAAGTCTTAATTTCATAGTTTCAGTGGTGAGAACATCAGCATCAGTCCAGTAAAGAGCTTTGACTGGGTGGTTAAGAGTCAATTTGTAGGAAGCTTTGGAAGTTCCTTCAGTTTGGTATTGAAGTTGTTCAATCAAGTATTCGTGACTGACTTGAGCAAATCTGCGGCGTTCGTCAGTGTCAAGGTAGACGTAGTCGCAGTAAACTTTGGCAGTTTGATTTCCATCACCTGCAGTTCCCCAGTTGAATACAACTTTGACTTCGTGGTATTGAAGAGCAATCAATGGAAGAGCAAGACCTGGGTTGCGGCAGAACCAGAATTGGAGTGGGATGTGTGTAGCGTAGACACCAGTTCCAGAAGAACCTTGGGTTCCACTGACACCAGTCATAGCACGGTAAGCATCAGCTTTGGAGTCTGGGGTGGTAAGTTCAGCCCATAATTGCATCCATTCTTTGGTGTGTTTGTCGATTTTTTGTCCTCCGATTTGAACTTCAACATCAACAATAGCATTATCACCTTGACCTGCAAGTGCTCCAGTTGATACGACGTGAACTCCAGATAATAAATCACCATTTCTTGAGATAGTGACGGTTCCGCGGTTTCCGTTATTTAAAGTGCTGGATCCACTGATGGTTTGTTCAATGGATTCACGAGCGAAGTTGGTGTGGCGTCTGTAGACGACTTTCCAGAAAGTAATTTGTGGATTACCTGTAAGGTAAATATCTTGTGCGCCATAGGCGACTAATTGCATAAGTCCTCCTCCCATGTTATGATATGTATTTGCTTATTAATTAGTTTATAATAAATAGCAAGAAAATAATTCCGGAAAAAATAAACATACTTGTTATAAAAAAGTATTAGTTTTAACAAAACGATGAAAAATATAAAATATTATAAGACTTAAAAATAAAACAGATAATATAAATATGTTTTTACAATGAACAATTTTACAACTGAATTATTAAACAATACTATTTCAACTAATTCTTCTCCAAATTATTACGAAATATTAATAGTTATACCAATTTTACTTTTATTATTAATAATTTTACTTGGTTATAAAAATAATAGAATTAAAACAAAAAAAATTTACAAAAAAAATCAAATTATACCTGTATAAATTATTTTCCAATAAATGCTTTTGGATCAACACAGCTAAATAATTTTGCGCAATTTAACATATCTTTACAAGAAATTTGTGGTACTTGTTCAAAATTGCGGTTTTTCAAGAATTTGTGCATTTCTTTCAATAAACGCCAGCAGGTAATTGTGTAATCAAATTTATCTAATACATATAATAAAGCACTTGTCATAGCACCACTATATTCTTTTGAGTTATTAATATCATAAGCATCACTACTTGTTTGGTCATCACGGCATCCACTAATCATAATACAGTTACATTTGACGCGACTTTTAGGATTTTCAATAACATTTTTATTTCCAGACACGTATCTATATGGTAAATCTAACATAGTTTCACTGTGACAAGCATCCACAATAACAACAACTCTTGTATTTGGATGTATTAAACTCAAAATATTATTCAAATGATCATCTGAAATCAATCCACTTTCATTATAATCAAGAGGAACTAAACATTCATCCTTTCCATCATCTTCGTCGTCACTTAAGTCTCTTATATAAGTTCCGTGACCGCTGTAACTAATCCATATTTCTTCTATGTTTTCTTGATATGTTCTTTCAGATAATTTAATTAATTGTGCCAACATATTTCTTGCGGTTGGTTTTATTTCACTGTCATCTGTCATATATAATATATCTTCTGGGTTGTATCCATATACATCTTCCAATACTTTACCTGTACTAACAACGTCGTTAATACATCCTCCTAATTCAGCACTTGAACCTCTATAATTGAGACCCATTAATAATGCGAGTTTTGTCATTTTCACTTAAATATGTATTTTATTATAATAATATGTAATTTATAATACAACTCGAGAAAGTAATTATGACACCTTAAAATAAAATAACAGAAATTTAAATTTAAATTTATATTTATATTTAATACGGTTTCAAAGTACGATTCAACTATTCGAATTATTCAGAATCAGCATCTGCATCAGTTTCATTTTTTACTTCGGTTTTAGAACCTTCTTTCTCATTTATGAAAGACAGATTAAATAGGTCTTTTACTCCATTTGCGAAAATGTCTTCACTAAACAAAGGAACATCTTCGTTATTGTCATAAGTAGTGTCTGCTGTGGATTTATTTTGTTGACTTCTACGCCAAGTTGCTTGTTGTATGTTTTCCAAAACTTCTTCTACAGTTGGAAGTCCTGTGTCAGGTTCAGATTGTTCAGCATTGACTTGAAATCGTCGGCGATCAGAAGCAGTACACGATGTCTGTCTCTCCATTTGCGAGAATTGAAATTCACCGTCATCAGTCTCAATTGAACGCTGGATCGCCATTCCCAGATTGGAGAAAGCGGTTTGTGTAAGTTCTGGATTCGGTGAAAACTGCATACAGGCATCCGGCGAAATACCAAGTGTTGAACCAGTATTTCTTGCATTTATGTTTGCTCCAATGAAAATGTATTCCATTCCTGTATTTTGATGACTTTCAATTTCCTTTTTCAAATCCGTATGGGTCATGGTGGATTGATTATCTTCGCCGTCTGTTATAATCACCATAAATCCACGTGAATTCAGTTGCCCTTGTTTCTCTTGAAGTTCGGTTGTGTAAATTGCTGCCTGATGAATTGTATCATACAAACTTGTCCATCCGCGAGGTTCAACGCCATCCTTGATGATTTGGTAATGTTCTTTGGTAAGTTTGGTCGGGTCAGATGGAATATCCAATCGTTCAATTGTGTCGTCAAAGGTGAAAATGGTGAGACATAAGGACATGTCTTGTTTTTCTGCAAACTGTGCTTTTTTCTCAATACAACTACGGATTCCTTCGAATACGGCAACTCCGCAAGACATCATAGATCCAGAGCGATCCACGACAAAAGTCAAGTACAAGCTTTTTTTATCATTGTTTGTTTGTGCCATTTTGAATGTAAGTTTTATGTAAATACGAATATGAATATGAAAATGAAGTATAATATATTTAAAATGTGTGTTTAAATTAAACTTTGAATTATTTTAATCAAATTTTTTATTATACATAGAGTTTAATATTTTTGAAATCATATTTTTAATAGAATAATTAATGTTGAATATGTATCCTATACATATATAAAAATATTCTACCGTAATAATTGGTTCAAAATATAAAAACTTTTCAAAAACATAGTGATTGTAATCATTACATTTCACATTGCAATTTTCTTTACTATTCAAAATACATTTTGGAAAATTTTCATATAAGGTTTGCAATGTATAAAAACGATGTTCATCTAACCACTGTTCTAAATTTTCAATTTCAAAACCTTCATCGTGTCCATCATTCTCATCATCATCTGGAAGTCTTCTTAATTCTTCTTTGTGATTTTCTAAAATTTGAAATATAGCACACATTCTATATGGCCATTGTTCAAATAAAACAACTAATTTTATCAATATTTTCAAAGTATAAATTGTAACAGGACTAGATTTATACCAACCAACAATACGATCGCCTAAAATATTTTTTATCATACCATATACGTTTATGATACGTTTGTTTCTGCGACAATTTCCATCAAAAAATTGGGCGATTTCGTGAAAATATTTAGATTCTTTGATTGATAACATACTTTGTGAATGAGCATATAAAGAACCCCGGGCTTTTTTAACAGTTCTAATAATTTTTTCAAAATCTAAATATAATGTTGTTAATTTGTCATGTATAGGTGAAAAACGAATATTATTTGTATTAATGAATTTTTTAAAATATCCATAGAATTCTATAATTACGTCATTTAGATTATTTTGAAGCATTAATTGTGTTTCCCGATTTCGTCTATTTTGCATAAATATTCCAACTGTATAATAATCTACGTCACTCGCACCACGTTCTTTTATACGATTGAAAAGACTTTGTATTTCACTTGTAAATATCCCTTTTCCAGCATTATTTTCGGCTCTGTCAATAATAATATTTTTCAATTCACCAATTTTACTTTCTTCTAATATATCACTATTTGCAGACAAATATTTAGTTAATTCGTGAGATATATTAAATTTTTCAAAAGGTGCTGATACATCATCAATTTTCATCAGTTCATTTTTATTTTTCAAATGACGTAATATATTAAGAAGAAATTTGAATATATTTGCTGTATCAGTAATTTCAAAAATATATTTAGAATCAAAAAATGTTCCATATTCATTTATAAGATACGTATAGATAGATTTTATATAATCAATTTTATCATTATATGATAATTTATTATTTCCAATTTCAAAGATTGTTTTTTTAGGATATTTTTTTAATTTGATATTTTTGAAATATATATTATTTTTTACAAAATAGATGCATAATTCAAAAAGTTTATTCAAAACCTCTTCCTTTTCTCTTATTAGAATTTGTATAATACCATCTTTAACTTGTGGAGAAGCAATTGGAATACTGAATGGGATTTGAATTAATTTGTCTAAATATTCAAAACCAGTTATGTCACAATTATGGAAAACATCGTGATAAGTAGATTCTATAGATTTCACTATAATACGAGGGTCAATTGTTATAAATGTTAAAAATGGATAATCTAAATTTGAAAGAAGTAACATTGTCGCATCTATCATATCTACGATTTTATGCGGAGGACACCGATCAAGATCATCTATAAATACAGCGAATTTTGCTCGTTTCATTTTAACAAAATCGCATATTAATTCTAATTCATCTCTAACGTCACCCATAAACCCTACTTGTTCAGCTATATTTTTGGCACTTTTCATAATTTCGTTACCTTTATCTTTACACAAAGTAATAATTAGTTGTATAATAGATGGTATGATAGTCGCAATAGTGAGTCCAAATGCGGAATAAATGGCTACTTCTCCAAATAGATCTACAAATCCATCTTCTGTAAGGATTGCTGTCAATAAAATAGTGAATATAATAAGTGAAATAAATCGTAAAATACCGTATAATATGGAGCAAATTATCTTTTGTTTTGAATTTGAACGGAATGGATATATTAAAAATCTGAAAAATCGCAAAGATAAAAATCCATATTTGTCTTCAACTTTTGTATGTATTTCTTTTATTAATCCAGCCCATAGAACATCTGAAAAACTGTAACTCCATGCATTAAAATCAATTAATATATATTCATAACCAGGGTTATGTTCATTTGAATAAGTATTACATATACATTTTCGTTTTAATTTGTTTCGTTCTCGTTCTATTTTGGAATTTATATTAATTTCAATGTATTCTTTTATTTTACCTAGAAGAAAACTTTTTCCAGTTCCCCAACTTGAATAAATACCAACAGTTATAGGTAATGCAATTTTGGAATCAGATAACATAGAACCAAATGCTTCAGCATAATCGGTATAATTTAATCCATCTTCACCAGTTGGTTGATCATTAATAACACTTGTTTGTCTTCTCTTTTTTTTATTTCTATTTTTATTTGGTAAATTTCCTAATAATTCAAATGCCATATCAATCTTTGTTTCACGTTTATCACATTTATCACGTTTCATATTTTTGAATAAAATAAAAGACTGTATATATAAGAGAATTTTAGGTTTAAATTTTATATTTGAACTTTGAACTTTGAATTTTGAATTTTGAATTTTGAATTTTGAATTTTGAACTTTATGTTAAGAGCACCATTAAATAGTTGCATACATCTTTCAAATGATAAAAATGCAAATAAATATGATAAAAATATGACATTCAGTGGTTATAAGAAAACACAAGCGTTTCAGCAGCTAAAAAAGAGTATTTTAAAGGGAGAAGTGGATAAAGCGTGTTTTTGGGCAGCTGAATTAGACGCATCTTTTTATACAGTTGAGGTGTGGGATAAAATACTTTTATTTGCTTGCAAAGAAATAAACTATGCAAATCCTAATCTACCGACCTATTTGTATAAATCTTACCGTGATTTTCGCAGAATTTCACATAATTGGTCCAAAAAAGAGATGTGTAATAGTCAAGAATTAAGAAATCGTTTATGTGAATTCATATGTATATTAAGTATGTCTTTAAAAAAGAAATTCCCTGATTACCCACGTATAAAGGAAGATGATTTTAAAATTAAAAATATGAAAAAACGCATGATAGCAACAGATACACAATTTATTCAAGGAATCGTAAATCAAAATAATACAATTGAGATTAAAATAGCATTAAATGAATTTGCAAATCACCTTGTGTCAGAGTCAGGAAGTACAGATTCTATAAAACATAGTCTATTTTGGTTGGATTGGATAGCTTATTATAATAAAATATATAAGAAACAAATGGGAAAAGAATTGAAATGTATTCAAATGTATAAAAATACAGATATTGATCCAAAATATAAGACGAATTTCGTATGGTATGTATGGGATATTATAAATTCAGTATTAAATATACTGGAAACACGTATACTTAACCTAACTTTTCAATTTTTGAAGAAAAATGTAGAGAATTTAAGTAATTTATATAAATATGAAATAACAAAAGGAAATATGAATAGACGATTAATTTATGTTAAATATGCTGTTTTACTGATGAAAAAGAATATTTCTGTGGAAAAATACGAAAATACACCTTGCTTTACAGATAATATATGTGTAAAGGCGTGTGCGAATGTAAATGATTTGTATAGATATTTATTGAAAAATAAAAATACATACGAATATACAAAAAAGGAGGAAAAAATAGTAGAACAAATAAAAGAATTACCAAAAGGATTTATGACAGAAGAAGAACTTGCTGAAAGAATACGTAGAAATAAAGAATATCAGCAAAAAGAAAAAGAAATAGCGAATTATTTTAAAAATAAAAAATATGGAAGAGAGAAATTAGAAGAAGAGATGAACAGAATAAATAATCATTTAGATATTACAAATGAAAGACATAAGCGTGATAACCGAATAGCACTTTCTGTACATTTACTAAAAGAACGTAAACTTCAAGAATTAAAACGCAAAGAAGAATGTAGAAGGCAAGAAAACGAAAAAAAAGCTAAGCGCAATGTTTACAAAACAAATGAACGAATTAGACAGCGGAAAATCCAAATGAATGCTCGCAGAATGTATAAAAACTTAAGGTCATTATAGGTGTCCATAGGTCCCGCATCAGTCGTGATTTTTAAACAAAGCAATTATTCGTATATTTAAGAGGCAAAATACTATTTCCATTAAAATCCAAAAAATATCTAAGAAAAATAACCACATTATTTTATCAATCTATTATATCATTTATATCAATTATACCTATTATATTATATTATAATTACGATGACAACTCAAATTATAACGCCTGATTATGTAATTGAACTTAACCAAGATTATACTATCTCAAATCATGGAATACACAAAAGAGTGTGTAGCTATTATAGAAAGAATTTGTTAAATCCTCTCATACAATCACAATCCGGTGGATTTATAAGAGGCGGGACTATATTTCCTAAAAACTGCCGAAAATATTTTACACCAAGTGCATTAAGATATTTAGAAAAATATAATTTGTCACTAACCGATATTTTATCTGCTATTTCTAATTCGTATAACCCAGAATATTACAATTCAAACAGAACAGATGATTTAAGCGATTACCTTTTACAGATGGGTGGACGAAAAAAAACATCAACAGAAGAAATAGACGATATTAAATTTAAAGAAGATTATTCAGGTGATAAAGTTGACAAACGTCTTGTATATTTAATTAGCATATCAAATAAACCAGTTGTTGTTAAAATTAGTCAAGCAAAAGAACAATATTTAACTGAAAAACGTATTTACAGATATTTTAATAATATCGCAAACAATAAAAATTCCAAAAAATATGATTCAATTGTTGATAAATTTATATTAAGAACTTACGAAACTCAAGATTTTACAAAAGAATATATCAATGATCCAACACCATATGTACTATTACCGTGTGAATTAAATGGTAAGAGAATTAACTTAAAATTATCAAATGATATCGTGCCAAATACAGATGATGGTATACCTTTTCTAACAAATAATGATGGGGTTGTAGGTACATATAATTATTTAAAAATGAAATTTGACTTATGTTTGTATATAGTAATGGAAACAAGACCTAAATATTTCATATTTAAAGATTATGTAATAAACACACCTAATCCTTCTATTTTAAAAGAGATATTCTTTAAAACTGCCAATTTATTAAAATATTTAAACCAAATATATGGATTTAATCATTGGGATCTACATTATCATAATCTAATGATTTATGTATCACCGAAAAAAGAAGATAAAAAACAAAAGGTTGATGTTTGCTTTTTTGATTTTGATTTAGCAGCAGTTGGAAATAATATTGATACAAATGTTGAAGCATATCTAAATAGATTAGAAAAATATATAACACAAGGGCATAATTTGTATAAAAGTTACATTAATATCCTTGAAGGAAATCCTATAAAAGGAGATTTAAATGAATCACCTTATATGAAAAATCTGTATGAAACATTTGAAATATTTTTAAATAAACCATTTTTTAAATCATATGATTTAAACGGAAACATACAAAAAAGAACTAAATTAAATAACTTAGAAGGATATTTTAAATATATGGGTAGAATTCACGATATAATACGTCTGGTTAATATAGGTGATTTTGTAATAGACATTACTGAAAAAGACGTTCATCATAAAATAAATAAAACAATTCATACTGATAGTAAAAAAACAAATATAGAGTTAATTATAATTTACAACTTAATGAGATATGCCCGTTTGAAAAATCACAAACGCATGACTTATGCTACTCTAATATATACAGACTTCTTTTTATATTTAAGAAATGATAAAGTCCTTAGAAAAACTATATTGAAACTTTGAAAATTTCGTTTTAGAAAATTGACTTCTTAAATATATCATTTCCTTAAAAACCACATCTGACATATTACTTGGTTGTTTTAGGTCATCATATGGATTAATCCATGTAAATTTATAATCTGATGGTAGTCGAATTGTGGAATCATCGCTTTTTTCATGAATTATATTAGATTCTATAAGATCTTGTTTTTCATTGTTATTTTTAATTTTTTTTGAAGATTCATCTGAAACTTTCACATTTATTTTTTTATTTACTTTTTTAAATTGATCTTCTATTTCAAATCCTTTATTTATTTTGGAAATAAGATTGTACATACAGTTTTTATCTACTACCTTTAGCATTTTTTTCGGAGGTTTTTTCATATTTTCCCTGTAATACACATAATGTCCAAGTTGTTTTGCCCAATCATATTTATCTATAATATGAGTAACTAATAATGCTGTGAAATTCATTTTAGATTCGTCCATAGTAAGATGGATTTTTTAAACTGTTGAACTGTTGAATTGATATTTAGTTCAAAAAACAAAAAAAAACTATCAGATTTATTTTGGCATAACCATTGTCTTGTATGATACTCGTATTCCACTATTATTCATTTGATCTCTTAAATTTTTGAAAAAATTTCTAATAGTCATATTGTTATATTTAAAATAACTTAAAATACCAAAAATGCTACCCATTAATATCAAAACCGATATAGTAAATTTAAATATAGAATTATCATCACTTATTTTAGGAATAATAGTAGCTGCCTTTTTTTCTATATCAGTTGTATCTGGATATTTGTAATTTTTCCCTAAATTAAATTCATCAAGTTCTTCATTCGTAAATCCACCCATTTTATAGTATTGTATAATATAGTATTATATAATAATCAAAAATAAATAATCAAAAATAAATAATCAAAAATAAATAATCAAACATAAATAATCAAAAATAAATAATCAAAATAAATAATCAAAAATAAATAATCAAAAATAAATTTTATAAAATCATTAAATCTATAACTTCTCTTATATTTTCTACCATTTTAACTTCAAACCCATCATCTTTTGACCAATTTGGATCATTTATAATCTTATTTAAATCTTCCTCATTTTCTTTCGGACACAAAACGGTTTTCACACCCGCACGTCTTGCACCTTCAATTTTTAAATCCAACCCACCTATTTTACTTATTGTACCATTCATTAGACGAATTTCACCTGTAAGAGCATATGTGTTATTTATTTTTTTGTTTAATAATTGAGAATATATGGTAAGTGTAATCGCACCACCAGCAGAAGGACCGTCTTTTGGTGTTGCTCCTTCAGGGCAATGAATATGTAATCCAAATGGAGATTTAGAATTAATTTCTTCTTGTTGCTCCTCTGTTAATAAATTCCATGCAACAGTCTTTGCTACTTCCATACTTTCTTTCATAGTTTTTCCTTGTTGTCCCGTTAAATTTAAACTTAATCGACGTTCTGATATTGTACGATAACATTCTATAAATAATATTCCACCTAATCCTGATTCAGTTGCAAATAATCCGTTTACTATGCCTATTTCGGAGTCTTTTGAAATTTGATTATAATGAACTTTTGGTTTTTCTGCAAATATATTTTCTATAAATGATTTTGAAATAGTATATGGGAACCCTTTTATTGAACCAAGAAGATATTGTAAATTAACTTCCCTAAATAATTCAAAAACCTTCTCTTTTAATTTACGAATACCTGGTTCACAAGTATAAGTATCAATTATATAGATTAGATTATTTTTCTCCAATAATATATCATCCTTCTTAAATCCAATTGAATTCAATATTTGTGGATATACGTAATCTGTCATAACATGGACCTTTTCATATTTATTCATAGCATTAATTTTGATTCTATGAATACGATCTAATAAAATTTTATCTACTTTTGAAACATCATTATATGAAAATATAATAAGACATTTAGAAATATCAATCGGAATACCTGAAAAATATTTATCCGTAAAATGATCATTTTGAGATAAATCCGTCATGTGAGTAAGAATACCAATTAATTCTTTTCCATGTTCAGTTTGACTAATTTTATCCAATTCATCTATATATATAATTGGATTCATACATTTTGATGTTATTAATGTGTCTACAATTTTCCCCCAATTAGAACCGACATATGTATAATTGTGTCCTTCTAATGTTGAACCGTTACTGCTACCACCTAAAGCAATAAAAGAGAAAGGTCTACTGTTTCCCTCGTCATCTTTTATACATCTAGATATACCAAGCTTGGCTAAAGTTGTTTTACCCGTTCCTGGTGGTCCTTCAAATCCAAAAATATAACCTTGATTTGTACCATTAATCCACTGTGCTATAACACGTTTAATTTGTGTTTTAGCATCTTTCATACCATATACAGATTTATCTAAGGTTTCATCTACTTGTTTTAGATAGGTAGAACATCTATTTTTATAAGCTTCAACATCAATTTCGATTTCCTTAAAATTTTCAAGAAATTGAATCATAATTTTGTTATTTTCGTTCTGAGAATCTTCATTTTTTTGATAATTCAATATAAGTTTAATTAGATCGTCTTTTCGCTTTTTGCTTTTTATTTTAATTTTAATTGAAGTTTGATTATTTATTATGTGAATTAAATCATCTTTTTTATATTTATTAAGTTCATTTTGGCTGTAATTTAACTTAATACCATTTTCTATTTCATTTATAACGTTGTTAATTGACGTTTCTATATCCTTTGATGTAATTCGATCCATTTGTATTATTTTTTTACAAGACGCATTTATTTTAGATAATAACTCTGTATCTTGAGTATGTTTTTTCATTTCTTGTGAACTAATACATTTTACAATCCCAACCAATTTACCGAGAACTTTATCTATAAATAATTCAAATGATTTCATAATTGATTCTCGTTTATAAACTCCAAATGGTATTTTAAGTAATCCATCCAAATACTGTTGTGCCTTTGCATTACTTTCACCTTTTGAAGAATTGATTTCTTTTAATTTATCAAGAGCTTTTACCTTAACGCTATCTACGGTATTCATAAGTTGTATACGTTTATCATATGGTATATTATCTTCAGTAAAATTCATTATCGTTTTTTGTATTTGTGACATTTCATTAAATATATTCTTGAGTTTAATTTTTAATTTCCAGTGTAAATAGTCATGTAATTTTGTTTTATTTATATCTAAATTTATATTTACGTTTATATTTTCTTGTGAATTGTTTATTTGAGTTGAAGATAAATTATTATCTATTTTATACGAAAATATATCATATAATATATATGCAACGTATGTTGTATTTTGTGTTTTTTCATCAATTAAAAATAGAGATAAAATACGCAATTTTTCTTCAAATGACACACATAAAAACTCTTTAATTATATTTGATATCGTTTTTTGTTTGTATTTATCCAATAGTTTGTAAAATTTTCGTATAAGTTTTACAAGTTCTGTTTCCGTAAATAAAATTAATTGTTTTAGTTCAATTATTTGAACGTAATTTCTCTTAAATTCATTAGACATATTTGATACTTTGTCTAATTGTAAACAAACGTTATCGTATTTTTTGCGAATAAAATCGTATGTTAGTATTGAATATTCCAAGTACTCTTTTTTGAAATAACCTTTAATCAATAATAATTTGTCTTCAACAGGTATGTACAATTTTGCTCCATAAATTTTTTCAAATAAAGTATAATAATAATCGGATTCAACACAAAGTGGTTCAGTTAGCGATTTATTTGAAAGTATAGAGTCATCTAATTTTTCCATTTTACTGGAATAAATTTCAATAGATATGATCCGAAAACATTCATTAAAAAATAGACATTTATTTTTAATCTCATAATTTATCCACTTTAAAGTATTAATATTTTTATTTAATATTAGCGTAATTGCATCATTTATATTATTAATACCACATCTATTAATTATATTTAATAATTCAAGTTTTAATTTTGCTATTTTTATGAAAAATGAATATGAATGTAATCCATTGTAATTTCTAAGTGTAATTGGATTTTTCGTTTCATCTTCGAAAGATTTTCTTATTTTATCTAGTTTTGTTATGTACGTAACATATACACTATTTGATACTATATTATTATTGTTTAAGCGATTTATATTTTTATGAATAGACTGCATTAGATGTGATAATTTGTAAATTTCAGATCGTATATTACGCAAAAGTGTCAATTTTACTTTGAAAAATAGTTGTAATTTGACAATCTTTGCTAACTTAGATTTTTTTTTATATTTAGACAGATTCATAATTTTAATACTTGAACTATAACATATCAAGATTATTTAATATATTTGTATTAGAATCTATATTTCTATTTATTTTCACTTAAAGAAAATTATAATATAATATTTAACGTTTAACAATTAATTAATTTAATTTAATTCAATTCAATTTAATTTAATTTAATTTAACTCAATTTTATATTTTAATTTAACAAAATGGCAAAAAAGAATCAAGGAGGAAAAAAGAAAAAACGTGGGAAAAAGCAACAAGATGAAAATAAAAAATTGGAAATTCTGAAAGATGAAGTTACACAATATGCAAAAGTATTGGAGAGAAAAGGTGGACCGTATATTTCTGTTCGTCTTCTAAGTGGGGAAACTGTTATGGGTGTAATTAGAGGGAAAATGCGCAGACGTGTTTGGATGGCTATAAATGATATTATATTAGTTGGAATTCGCGATTTCCAAGACGGAAAAGTTGATGTATTACATAAATATCCAGAAGAACACGTCCGTCAATTGGTTGAAATGGGTGAAATCCCTGATTATTTTACAGTTGGAGAAGGAATAGTTGCAAGTATAAAAGAAGATAATATTTTTGGCGAAAAAACAGAATTTGAAAACGAAGAAGAATGGGATCAAAAATACAATAAGACTAAAGACACATGGGAATTATATTTAGAAAGAGGTAATACAAAAAAGGCGACGGAGATGAAACAAAAAATGGAAAAACTCATGGATAAAAAGCCGAAAGCGAAGGTTCCTAATAAGATGACACAGGAAGAATTTGATGCAATTTGAGATAAATTTGATTATTTTTATTTTGATTTAAATATATTTACACAATATAATATATAATAATAAATAATAAATAATAAATAATATTTACTTTAGTACTTCATTTACTTAATTTATATTTCTTCTACATATTAATTTATATTAATTACACATTAATTACATATTAATTACATATTATAAATACAAACAAAATGGGAATTCCTTTATATTTTCAGCGAATTATTCGCAAATATCCAGAACTAATATTGAAATCACTTTCACATAAATACAAAAAGGTGAATCTATATCTTGATTACAATTGTTTGATTCATCCTTGTTGTCATCGTGTTATGAAACAGATCAGAGAAAAGAATTTGAAAATACCAAAAGACAAAATAGAAAATATGTTTCAATATGAAATCAATCAATACACAAAAAAACTATGTGAATTGTTTAAAACAAGTGGAATTGAACTCAATACACTCTATATATCTATTGATGGAGTTGCACCACAAGCAAAAATGGTTCAACAGCGTTCTCGTCGTTTTCGCAGTGTAATTTACAAAAAAGAAATTCGGAAAATAGACGAAATGTTCAAGAAACCACCAAATAAAAATGAATGGGATACGAATGCGATTACACCTGGGACAGAGTTTATGTATAACTTATCCAAATATTTACAAGGGGTGTTGAAGACTGATTCATATTATAAAACAATTCCAACACGAATATTATCAGATGCTTCTATTCCAGGTGAAGGAGAACATAAAATACTTGAATATTTGAGAAATAATAAAACAGAAAAAATACAAGACACAGAAACCCCTAAAATCCCTGAAACCCCTGAAACAGCTACTATTATATATGGTTTGGATGCGGATCTAATTATGCTTTCAATGGCCTCCAAATATACAGATATTTATCTATTACGCGAATCGGTTCATTTTGGGCAAGTACAAGATGATAGTTTCTGCTATCTTGATATCCCAACGTTTAAATCGTATCTATTTGAAACTATCACAGAAAATATAGACGATAATTTCAAAGAAAATCTTGATATTGATTTGCTCGTTCAAGATTATATATTTCTCTGTTTCTTCGTAGGAAATGACTTTTTACCAAACTTACCTTCTCTTCATATTAAACAAGACGGTATAGATTACATTTTAGATATTTACAAAGATCTTCTATGTATGAGAGAAGAATATCTCATTTGTGAGAATGAAATCAACATATCCTTTCTCAAATCTCTATTCATGAAACTCAAAATAGAAGAAAGACGTAAATTAGAAGACAGACATCGTGCGTTTTATCGCAGAAGATTTATACGAGATACTAGCTTAGGGAAATACGAACAAGCTATAAAAACATTGGATTTGCAACCAATTATAATGAAAGAACCAGATAAAATCATGCCAAATGAAGAGGGTTGGGAAGCTCGTTATTATTATCAACTATTTAAACTGCGAAATGTAGATAAGGATAAAGAACCTGTACAAAATATCTGCCGGTTGTATCTACAAGGATTATCTTGGACAACTGCATATTATTTTAAAGGATGCGCATCTTGGAAATGGGCATATTATTTCAATCAAGCACCTTGTCTAAATGAATTAATTGAAACACTTGATACTATGACAACTCTTAATCCAGACGCAATTTTCATTGAGGAAACTCAACCTATTCGTCCTTTTCAACAACTTCTATCTGTTCTTCCACCGCAAAGCAAAGAGTTGCTTCCACCTAAATATAGAGAGCTGATGACACACGAGGAATCTCCAATCCTACAATATTATCCGGTTCGTATTTCTCTGGAAAAATACTTGGCATACTATTTTCATTATTGCGAACCGAGATTGCCTATATTGTATGTGGATGAAATTATAGATGCTACTAATACTATTCCTTTGAACAAAAAAGAAAAGGAATTAAATACGATTAATACAGAAGAAGTTACATTTATTAACAAATAATATACATATTAAATTACATTAAATTACATTAAATTACAAATCATGATCGGTTCTAATTCGCATATATCTACCAAATCTGGGGGCACCTGTTTTTGTAAATTCGTTACATTGAAAAGTAACAACCGTACCAACTGGGTGTGTTGTCTGGTAGTTTGTGCGGATTTCGTCAGTCATTCCGGATAATTTAAATTTAACATTTTTATTTTTTTTTAAAACACATATAAATGAACCCAATTTACCTTCATATTTTCCAGTTCCAGGATTGTATCCAACAATTATACCTTCATCGTCATATACAGGTTTAATTTTAAGAAGTGTACTGGAACGCTTTTGTTCATATAGACTACCTGCTTCCCTAAGCATTAATCCTTCACCTTTTACACGGATTATTTCTTTATACATAGAATCTAGATGTGCTTGGTCTTTTATTTTAATTTGTTTTGTAAGAGATAGAGGATTATATGGTATTGTGTCCTTGTTTTTATTTATCATTTTCGTTTGTTTTCGGATTAGACGAACTAAATCTTTCATTCGTTCCTCAAATGCTTTGTTATTTAGAGGCATATCAAAAATTTTATATTTTACATCGTGTTTTTCCCATTCACCGTCTACAACCTCTTTTTTTCGGAAAATACCACATGTATTGAAATCATCACGTTTTGTCCACAATTCACCATCAAGAACGATCCCTGGTGGCATAGATTTCAAAAACCAGTCCGGAACAGCAGTATATTCTTTACCATTTCTAGATAAGAACTTTTCACCATTCCATATAGCTCTATATCCATCAAATTTTTCACTGGCATAATATTCAGTAATAGGTTTCTTATTTTTCACCTTTTCAAAATCTTTTGCAAGAAGAACACTTTTCATTTTAAGTCCGAACATTATTAAAACTCGTAAATCTGATTCTTATTTAAATACTATTTAAATGTAAAACTATATTTAAATAAGAATCAGATTTATTTTTAACTGAAAATAACATAATATAGAATAGAATGGATACATTTCTTTATACAAGCGATATAGATGGGATACATAGTAGAATAGATTCTGTTTTATCTGGAAAACAAAAAAATATGTTGTCTACATCTGATGTTTCCCAAACGACAACGGCGACGACGACAGTCAATGTGAAGGTAGCGTCTATTCGCCCACAGTTCAGAAACCTCCGGGATTGGTCAAGCAATCCTCACAACGTTTACATTGGATGCGCAGGGGTAGTCTTTGTTCCAAACCCCGACGGCACCAAAGAGCGGTTCCCGAAGAAGTCCTCGCCATTCGCCAACCCCTTCAAAGTTACAAAGACTTTGACTCGTTCTGAGTCGATCACGTTGTACGAAAAGTACATTCGAAAAAAGCTTTCGGAAGATGCCACAATACTGAGCGCACTCGAATCACTTCGCGGCAAGCGCCTTGGGTGCTGGTGCAAACCCGAGGCCTGTCATGGAGATGTTCTTGTCAGGATTTTGAAAGAAATCGACGGGGGGGATGTTTCTAATGTCTACGATAATATTGATTACTCTGACTTTGACACTTCTATTGGAAATGTTGATCCAAATATTATTGATCCAAATATTATTGTAAAAGAAGGAGTAGAAAATGGTGATAATGGTGATAATGGTGATAATGGTGATAATGGCGAAGATGTATTGAAGAAAAAATACGAAAAAATGTCAGCAGTTGAAATGCGAGCTTGTGAAATGGAAATGGTGAAATACAAACATATGCTTATGCAACATAAGTATGAATGTGGTTTTCGCAAAAAGGCAAGCGTATTAGAAAGAGAAATGAATTCTAAAACAGTAATAAAAGAATGTAATTCTCTCTCAGATTTTGCAAAAGCACTTGACGTAAGTCACTCTAAATGGATGCGTTGTGCAAAAAAAACTAAGGAAAAATATATAAGGGAATACGTGTTCAGGAAGCACGGAATTCCAATTGAAAAAAAATCACGTAAGGGAGGGGGTGCGAAAAAAAGCAACAAATCAGCATTCAACATCGCGAGTATCAACCTTAACAATTGCGATTCTGACGTTGAACCAAACGTATGTATTAAAAACACTGGTGGTAGTAGTGAGAAAAAAATCAACAATAAGGATATAAAAAATGACGATAAAAAGAAAATTGAGATTACAGAGGAGATTACAAAAGAACTTGAGAAATATCTACAGAATCTAACTAATAAAATTTATAATTATCCTGAAAATATTACGTATGATCATAAAAATAAGCGTATTGAAGAACTTGCTGTGTAAATGTATTTATAATTGTAATTTACTTAAACATTATTTATTCTATTTTAATTATTCATTTTAATTATTCATTTTAATTATTCATTTATATTATTTTATTTTCAAAATGACTTCTGATAGGCGAAAAATTGGTATTTTAGGCGGCGGACAACTTGCCATGATGATGACACAGTCGGCAAAAGATATGGGATACGAAGTCTATGTATTGGATCCAACACCTGACTGCCCTGCTTCTCACGTTGGAGCGAGACATATGGTAGGTTCTTTTAAAGATAGAACTATTATATATAAATTTGTAAATGATTTCAAAATAGATGTATTAACTTATGATATAGAATCAGTTAATGTTGATGCATTAATTGAAATTGTTGAAAAATCAAATATACAAATCGAAATTCATCCTAATCCTCATATTTTGAAAATGATTCAAAACAAATGGACACAACACGAATTTTACAGAGAAACATGTCTTCCTGCGACCCAATTTGAATCCGTCAATATCTGGAGACCGCATTTTGAAAATGGAATTGTTTTGAAAACCAAATATGGGGGGTACGATGGAAATGGTGTATGGGTCATTAATTCTGTTGCTGATTTTAACAAAGTAATAGGTGATTCTGGATTGCCGTTGAGTCAATTTTATGCAGAAGAGAAGGTTATGATTCAAAAAGAATTGGCTCTTATTATGTCAATTGATAAGAGAGGTAAGATATCTTTCTATCATGTCGTTGAACTAACACAAGAAAATGGCATTTGCGTTTCAACAAAGACTCCAGCAGATATAAGCACTAAGTTAACAGCTCAAATAAGAGGAATAGGTGAAAGTATTAATATTAAATTGAAACAAAAATATGGAGCATATGTTGGAATACTTGCTGTTGAGTTGTTTCTAACTATGGATAACCAAATTTTGATTAATGAAATTTCACCTAGAGTTCATAATTCAGGACATTTCACTATAGAAGGTTGTAAATCAAGTCAGTTTACAAATCACATTCGAACTATTATGGGAATGGTTTCTGGTGATTGTTGTTTAATTAAACCGAATATTACAGTTCATATGACGAATATTCTCGCAGGTAAAAATTATCCAGAAGATAAAATAAATTATTCTAACAATTCTAAAAGTTCACAGAATAAAATAGCAACTACCGTAGATTCGTATCATTGGTATCATAAAAAACCAAAAAATGGCAATAGAACATCATACAAACCATTGAGAAAACTAGGACATTATACTATGATAGAAAATTTGCATTTTGAAAATATAAATACAACACAATTGAATTACTGGGATATGATTGAAAAAACTAAAAGTACAACTAAATATAATGTAATAACAAACACCACTATTCAAAGAACTCCTATATATGTTATTATGGGTTCAAGTAGTGATTTACCTTATATGAAACCATGTATAGAATTATTTGATAGGTTTTATATACAATATACTATTGACATTGTGTCAGCACATCGTTCGCCGAAATGGATGTATGAATTTGCAAATATGGCAGAAGAATCAGCGGATATTAAAGTTATTATTGCATGTGCAGGAGGTGCTGCAAGTTTACCTTCGATGGTAAGTTCATTAACACCTTGTATTCCAGTTATTGGAGTTCCTATACCAAATGGAACACTTTTGGGACAAGATGCTTTATATAGTATAGTACAAGTTCCAGAAGGAGTTCCGGTTCTAACAATGGGTATTGGAAGAAGCAAAAATGCTGCTATTTCGGCATTACAAATTTTAGGTAGAAAAGATATATTAAAACAATTAGAAAAGGAAAATTTGGAAAAAGTAAAAAGACAAAGAAATGAAGATGTACCAGAATTTTTAAGAAATTTAAATTATTTACACCCTTGAAGTTTTTAAATGACCTAAAATAACTTAAAGAAATAAATATATAAGAATATGTCCCCAGGTGTATTCTTGCGTGGACACTCAGTGGCATTACTTCGATGTCGGATTAACTCACCCGTTAATGTATTTTTATATATTAATGACAAC